ATTACCAGCCTTATCGGCTTCTAGTTTCCACATTCTGTCGTCTTGGTAGGATTTTTTGCCACCGCCAGATTCGGGGTTAGCAATTTTTTCGAATTCGGAAGTGATTTTACCGAAATCTGTGTTGCGCATTTTGCGAAGTGCTTGAATATCCATATCGTATTTCCTTTGTATAAATTGTATTAATATATTTTATGTATTAGTATTATTGTCTTCATCGTATGTTTCAAATTCATAATCTAAGTTATCCTCATCATAATATTCTTCAACATAACTATTTAGCACTTTCATACCTTTACCTTTTTGGTTTCTAGCATGTTTAACTTTCTTAAACTTACCAGTTACCTCTACTTCATCTTCGAAGTGAAGATCTATCTTGCGACTCATATCAATGTAACTCTAAAATCTCTTGTTTAAAATTTTCATGGACACGTAAGAGCCGTTCAGTATCATACTTAACGAATCCCTTACATTTAACTATTTTACGGCATTCTTCTCCCAAAAGCAAATTTAATTGCGAGGGAATTCTTGCAATATAATTTACATAGTTGTCTAAAATAACCATAGATTCTATTGTGACATATCCACCGAGATATAACTTAAACAACTCAGGGAAATCACTACCACTTTTCTCATATAGATGATTCTCAGATAACTCTTCTTTTTCTAGATGCAAGCAGATTGCATGTAAGTCGTTTTCAAATACTTGCGAAATACTTTCTTTTCGTTTGTTCCAAGTAATTAAATTACGCTCACCTTCTCCTGGCTCGTACACAACTTCATTATTTCCGTAAGCAAAATTAGCAACAAAGTATTGAATCACATCCCTTTCGGTAGGAAACTTTCTTGCCAACTTTTCAAAGATAAACCTATCATTACGAGAATAAAAAGTGTCTCGAGCACCTTTTACATGACCACGATTGTTAAACACATTATACGAATTCGTAGTAAAGTGTAACTTCACAGCCATATAAAGTTTCCAAACCTTATACCCATCCATCAAACATCCAATTGTGCTGTTTTCGGTAAATGACCACTTGCCTGAAAGTCCATCTTCATTTTCTCTTTAAGTGATTTATTGATCAAGGATTTAATTTCTTCAGGATCGATAAAATTTTCTTTACAATATTCTAAGATGGCATCGACATGAGAACATTTCCTATCTCGTGCCATCTGTTCGATATAAAGAGAAAACGACTTCGAGTCTTCAAATACTTTTGAGTTTGTTAATGTAAGCATTTGCTGTTGTGATTACCTCATTCAGTTCGCTATACTCTCGCGATTTTGTTTTATAAAGTTTCCAAATTGGAGTATCAGTTTCTTCTGAATTCATTTTGCGATCAAACATATCAAGATACTTATCGAACCAACGATCCAAGACTTTTCGCTGTTTGATCAACGACAATTGGATTCTCTCAAGCGCAACAATATCTCTATCTATTGCGCAAAGAGAAAACTTTTCTTGATACTCATATTTACTCAATTCCATCACAGGCTCCTTTTTAACAGTCCTAAGACTATTATACCCTATTTACGAATTAATGTCAAGCACTATTTTTTACTACTTACAGGGGAATCTGTATGTTTAGTTGCAGCATAGAGCACACACATGGTTCCATTGGAGTCGTATGCACACTTAATTGCAACTGGGTCAACACCCTTTACAATGCCGTTTTCAATATTTGCAGACATTAGTCTATCTTTTTGCAAGTTGTAGTATGCAATAGAACTAATTGCAGTAATCAAGACAATTGTCGCACAAATTACAAATAAATTTCTTTCAGTCATAATAAACCATCCTTTTAGTTTTTTAATAAGATCCATCATCGGTAACTATCCTTAGTGTTAGTGGACCAACTGTAGCAATGGTTGTATGCATAGCTGGATCCATATCATCTGGACCATGAACTTCAAAGTTAATTCTCCAGTGGTATGGGTTCACCGCAAAGGTTATCCAAACTCCTGAATATTTTAACCACTTCACTTTAAATCCTTTACTAAGTCACATAGTCCAAGTTTCTGTGCTTCCTGAGCAGATAACCAAATATCTTGCGGAGGAAGAAGTGTTTCTCTAATTGTTACTTCAGTTAATCCTGTCACTTTTTTATAGTGAGCAATCATTCGTTTTGTTGTCAAATCGAATTCTTTAACTGTTGCAAATAACTCATGCTCTTTACCAAATGCACCCCAAGAATACTGGTGCGATAAAATAGAAGTGTTCGGTGTAAGAATTCGTTGTCCTTTAGTTCCTGATGCAAAGATTAATAACCCTGCCGAAGAAACCTGTCCCAAACCAATTGTTCGAATTGGTATAGAAGAACCACGCATCGTATCAATAACTGCGAACGCAGCATTCAAATCGCCACCTGGAGAACAGATAATCAAATTAAGCAACTCTGGTGTTTCAGGAGAGAAATTTGATTCAAGTATCCATTCTACCAATGGTTTTACTGAAGAAAGGGAAACTTCTTCCATAAGAAGAAAGAATCCATGAGTAGATTTATCACCTTCTTTAAGAAAGTCTAAATTCAATTTTTGCATCATACTATTCGCCATCACTACTCCATTAGGGTCTATAAAAAATGTGTCTACCAATTGTTACTGTTTTTTGTAATTTCCATCTAGGATTAACATAATCCGCATGATAATATAAAGCACCATCGGTTTTATCATCAATAGTATCATAATTCATATAAACAAAAACTGCTATTTCTTGCGTTCTCTGATATACTTCTTTTTGTCTATCATTGAAGTGTTGATTTTTGTATAGAGAAGCGAGTTGTGCCTTAGATTCGCACCACCAAGAAAACTGACAAGTATGTCTAGTCTTTTGCTTCACCACACCACAAACAGAATCATCAAATCCATGTTTAACTCTGTTCATCGTAACCATGCCTACGGCAATTTGACCATCTTTTGGTTCGTAGGCTGATTCAAAGTAAATATTGTCTGCCAAGCATTCTACTTCTGTTTTAGCGAATGGGGTCAGATCTGAGTAGTCAATTCCATGTAGAGGAATTAGATTTTTGCCGTTTAAGGCGATCAAAGGGGTAATAATAATTAAACATAATAGTGTTATCGTTGTATATAGTATTTTTGTATGCATACATCTCCTTAATTGTAGAAGAAAAGGTGTGCGAACACACCTTCCAATCCCATTATCAGGTGGACTTTTTCGGAGTCTTGGTATCTTGGGGGATATTTGAAACGAAACCATTTAAGACTTGTGCCTTAGCAATGACTTCTGTTTCGGATGGATAAGCTGGGAATCCTGGATGTTCAGGTAACTCTCCACCATTGATTTTAGCAATTTCTAGTTTGGCATGCCAACTGTTGCTAATAACCTCACGCTTGCCATAATAATCATCATTTAACATATCTTTCGCCATTTTTAAAAGTTCCAGGCGAATCTCGAACGGGGTCAAATTACTCATGTTGTACTCCTTGTGTGTTATGAGTTGTGTGTAAAGATGGTTTTATTGGGATCCATCAACCCACTGTGTAATAATATTTAGGTAATATTATTTCTTATCTTCAGCTTTTTTCTCTACCTTTTTAGCAGTAGGTTTGTGCTCAGAAGGTGCTTTCTTTTCTTTTTTCTCTGTCTTTTTCTCAACAGCAGCAACTGGTTTAGTCACAGCTGGCTCAGCAGCAAAAGTAACGGAAGCAAAAGCAAACATAATAAATGCAATAAGTGATTTCATGGTATTTCCTTTAAAAAGTTAATCATAGCACTCGTTCAGCATTAATGTCGTCACTTTAGTTAGTCCAAGATAACTTTGGCTATCGGGTGCTAACATACAGCAAAGACTTCATTAATTCGTGATGGTTTTATAGAGACCATCAACTCTCAAATTAGAATGAGTATTTCAAACCAGCAGCGATAGTGCTACCATCTAAATTACTAACACGAGATTGACCTGCTTGATAACGATAGTCTGCGGTCAAAGCAATTTGCTTAGTTATTGGATAAGATGCGCCAACACCAACAAGTGCTGCGTAACCATCAGTTGAACCTTTTTGATCCAAATAAGCAACACCTGCTTTTGCGGCAAGAGTTACTGGTCCAACATTGGTCACATCATATGAACCAACTACACTGTACTTATATAGATCAGTGCCAGTTTTGTATTGATCGAAACCAGCAGTAACACCGAATGATCCATATTTCTGACCAATAGTAATACCTAAACCAGTACGATCTGAGTTTGCAGTATCACGACTTCCATTGATGCCGAGTTCAACTGCTTGAGCACCGATAGATGCTAATAGTACTGCGACTAAAATAACTTTCTTCATGTAATTCCTTTTTAAAATAAAATGGTAACTTATTCTGTTACGAGGAAAGTTACCGAAACCCTAAGCAGTGTTTAGGCTGCTAATGCGAACTGTGCGTCGTTTGCGTTTACGGTTTTGCTTGATTGACAGTCATCGCCTACTGTGTTGCCGTCTCCGATATCTTGCCCTGTCGAAACCTAGTCATCCCCATCAGAAGTATTTTATTTTCACAAACAGAGCCAGTCTTATCTGCTGGGTGCTAAAATACTTTTGGTGGAGATGGGGAGAATCGAACTCCCGTCCAGAACACATTCTCTTTGAAGGAATTACAACAATTAGTTTGGAATCATAACTGTACGATAACAGTTACAGTTCGCATCTAAAATAGTTTCGTAGTGATATCCATAAGGCACTGACTGTTGATATACAACAGGTGGCTGTTGCTGATATATAATGGGTGGCTGTTGCTGAACAATAACTGTTCTTGGTTGTTGAGCAATAGCATAACCAAAGACACCACCAAGTACCAATGGTGCAGCCCAACCATATCCATTACTCTGATAGTATCCACCACCATGGTGATGATATCCATCAGCAAAAGCTGATCCAGTGAATAGACTTGTTACGGTAATTAAACTTATAAGAATTTTTCTCATAATATTTCTCCTAGTAAGATCTAGTATACTATATTTAGTATTTTTAGTCAAGTTAGATACCTTTTACTTGCAAGTACTCTTGTCTCAAATCTTTGAATCCACCAATCCACTCATCTCTACGCTCTTGAAATATCTGTGGTGTATATTCATCTACACCGATTATGATTACAAGACGACTTACAGGAATTCCTGTCATTTCTTCAAACATAACTGCGTAGGCAGAAGTCTGCATAAAGTATCCATGAATCCAGTCACGATTTTTTATTTTTGCAGATGTCTTAAAGTCAATTATTGACAACTTACCTTTATACTCCGCAATACAATCAACAGTTCCTGCTACTTGTAAGTGATTTGAGTACAGTGGACTTTCCAACGCATGTATATTATCTATGTTATCTAATTCTGGGATGAGACTTTTAAATAATTGCGTATCGAATATATCTGGTTGAGTTGATTCTCCACGGAGATAGGATTCACAGAGGGAGTGAACTTTTGTTCCTCTTGTTGCTGCTCTGGTGGAGATTTTTGTTGCTTCTGCTTCTCCGACTCTTTTTCTCCAAGCAATGATGCTCTGTTTTGAATGCAATCCAGTAATGGTGGTAACCGAGGGATAGGCTCGACCCGAAGGTGTTTTGTATAACCTACCTTCGGGACTATCGATACGCTCCAGTTTCGCGAAATCATGATATATAAAATTTTTCATTAAGCAAGTTCAGCAATACATTCATTATAGTGTGCAATACGATCTTCTAGTCCAATGTAACCACCATTAATTTTTTTGGTCATTAATTTTATATCACCATTATCTGCTTGAACATTTAACTTATTTGTATTCCAAAACCAAATAGCAGACATCAAAGCAAAACTCTTATCGTAGGTTACCCAATCAGGATTATCAAGTAAGTTTTCCCAATCATCAAACATGTCTTTTGCGAATGATGTATAGTTTGCTTTACCAGTTAACTGGATTGGTCCACGACCACGATATCTATAACCATCACCAGATTCTGGTGCGCCATTGCCCATGCGGTTGGCATAAATCTTGTTGGCAATCATTTCTGGTTTGCGAGCATACGGAGTAGCTGATTCAAGTGTAGGAAAATATTTCTTGAAGGTGTTATTCAATCCTTGTGCGGAATAGTTTAGATTTTCTTCAAATACTGTCCAGCCACCAGACTCATGTCCACATTGAGCAAGGAATGCTGCTACACGATGTGGAGTGTTAATCTCGTAAGTAGGAAATACCTCTGCCATGGCATCAGCCCAAACTTGAGGTTCAGGGTTGCGTGGGAAAAGTTTATGAAACTGTTCTGCTGTTATCATTTTTTATCCTCGTAATCTTCGTATTTTAGTTTAGCCAAAATATAATCTTTAACTAATGATGAGCGAACAATATCATCTACAGTAAATTCAATACGAGTAAATGCTTTCATATGCTGAGCAATATCAAAGAATTTTAAAATACCTGTAACATCGTTCTTACGTTTATTTAGGTCAGTCTGACGATAGTCTCCGCACCAGATAATTTTAGACATATGACCAACTCGAGTCATAACTGTGTCGATTTCTTCATAAGTCAAGTTCTGCATCTCATCAACAATGATAATAGCATTATCAAAGGACATACCACGAATAAAAGATGTAGAGATAAACTGTATATGTCCTTGTTCTTCTAAACGATCCCAAGCATCTTTACGATCAAAAAACTGATGACAAATTTGACGGTATGGTTGTTCGTAAATTTCCATCTTCTCGCCAACATCACCTGGGAGATGTCCCATTTCGCGAGATTGAACTGCTGAACGAACTACAATAATTTTATTGAAAGGGTTTGATTTATCCAGTACTTCTTCGATTGCTTTGTAGAGTGCAATGAAAGTTTTACCTGTACCTGCGACACCATGTAATGCTATAAAATAATCACCTGTTCTATATGCTTCAAAAAATAATTTTTGATTTTCAGTTAATGGTTGGAATGTCTTTAAGTTATCTAATCTTAGTTTTAACTGATTGCTTGCTATTGGTTTTGTCTCACGAGTCTCATTATTATTTTCTACTATTGCCAGTGAGGATTTACGAGCCATTAAAATTCCTTAAATTTGAGACGAGGTTTTATCGAAATCTGCATATGTTGTTCGTTGTTTAATCTTTTGTAGCACCTCCTTAAATCCAGAGTCCATTTTGCGAACACCTAATCTTACAGGATCACCAATTGATGGTGCGTATCCGTCATAGTGTCTTTCGTGGGTGGGGTTGTCTAGTCTGTACTGATCGTACTCAGACATTTTACAGTTAATTTCAAAAACATCACCAGTTTCAGTATTCTTCATCAAATATGTTGTCATTATAACTCCTTATTTTCTATTTATGAAACCCAAGATGGTGTTTCACGGTTTTTCCAGGAGAACATGCGAGTTTTGTCGCCAAGGTAATAGTTCTTATAAGACTGGATTGAATCGCCAGCTACTTTATAGTGATCAGGCATGGCTGGAGTTGGCTCAGTGAATTCACCAATTGGTATATTTTTTGGTGGAATACTCAATTCTATATCTAATCGTGTAGTTGCATGATGTTTCTCATAACGATGGGTGTATTCATTACATAACCAACCAAACAACTCATAAAGCCAAAAATAATTTGCTTGTGACTGTCTTACCCAAATAGCAGAAGGATGATTGATGTGAGTAGCAGAGTAAAGAAGAGAATCACGCTCATCCATAAGCACATATGAAGTTTTCTTACGTCCAGATGATGAACGACCCACAGAAAGAGTACCGTCAAGAACACGATGGGCAGTAGAAAGAAGTTGAGCATATTCGAGAATCATCTTTACGCAGTGTTTGTCCACATGCATTTCTGCGCAGGTTTTTGGATCATTATGTAGATAAAATATATTCATAGTTTCACCTGTATACGTGGAACATCTTGCCATGTACCATGTAATTTAATGTTACCACATTGATCGTGAGTATTACATTTAACTTGTAATCCAACTTTTGTAATCTTTCCATCGTTAACATACTCAACTACCTGAAATTCATAACTGATTGGATCAGGAAATGTGAATGTAGGTGGTAATGGCGCTGGTGGTGTAACAATTGGTATGAATGGAATGATACCAGTAAAAGTGCTTGCAGTTAATGTCATAATTATCTCAATGCAGAAATTGCTGAATCTAACAAACGAATTGTTTCGGAAGATGTAGTATGCAGAATACCATGACCACCTGCCTCAACAAAAGGACTAATACATCCAACAGAGTCATCAATCAAAATGGAAGTTCCTGTAGCCCATTTCGCTTTTTCTTCTTTACTTCTAGAAAAGTTTGCTCGGTAAGGGATGTTTTTCTCGTTTAGCCATTTTATCTTTTGAGATTTCGCAGCGTCGCCTTGTACTGTTTCATGAGTTCCCATTGATGTAAGAATTTCAATGTTAATATCTTTTAACTTAGACACATGGGTCAACAATTCTTGAGTATCAGACAGAAAGTCTAATTTCTCAAAAATACGATGTTCCAAAACAGCAGACCGAAATTTCTTTCGGTCTTCTTTGAGTGGGTCATATTTGGTGTATTCCTTGTTAAAATCAGCAAGAACACCATCCATATCTAAGTAAAGTGTAATCATTTTGTTGCTTCAGCAATTTCTTTATAACCAGCCCAAGAAGGATGAACACCATCCACTTGATATCGTTTTGTATTAAGAATTATATCATTGTTTTCGTTTGCCACATGCCATACTGCAGATTGTGCCTTGGGAAATTTATCACTGGGCATAACCCAGTAGACTACCTGAGCATTGGTTAATTTTCTAATCGTTCTTAATTCTTCTTCGGTTTTAACATACTGATGATCATTAGAACCAAGAGAAATAATTACACGACTAGCGACCAGTGGTGTGTTCTGAATATTTTTATTCAACCACTGATGCGAGTTAACTCCACCCTTAACATATGCAACACACTCTGGTCTTACATTTGCGATTCCAACACCAATACTATCACCAACTATTAAGCATTCAATCATTTTTTCCTCAAATATTTACTCATGTCAGGAGGTTGCCATCCTTCAGGTTTTAAAATTTTACCATCTTCACGACGAATTACTTTTTGAGTCACTGGGTCAAGTTTGCGCATATTAGATCTAAGAACTTCATCCCATGCTCCATCAGCGTCATATCCCTTCATGGCACAGAATCCAAGTGTTACCCAGATTAAATCCATGCAAGCATCAAGCATTTCTTCTTCATCCTGATTCCAATGAGCATCTATAAACTCTTTGAATTCTTCTTCCATCAAAGACTTATATAACGCAGCATTTTTTGGATCTGGTTTTTGATCACATGCGCTTTGAAAAACTTTTACATCTAATGAATACGACATTATTTGGTTTCCTTTAAGTCATGACCATAGTATGCAGCTGGCCAAGGGTTTTCGGCATCAGCGTCTTCGCGGAGAGTTTGAGTCCACTCATCTATTTCTTCGGAATGTAAGCCATAGTGCTCATCTTCAGGAACATAATCCAATATTCCATCGGGATGATAACCAACACCACGAATAAAGTAATCAACATTTTCTAAAACATGAGAAATATGATCTACCTCAAATTCGTAGGTAATCTTGTGACCATTACTGTTACCAGTATATAAGTCTACATGTTCAGCAATAAGTGTAAATTTTGGCATATTAATAATCCTGGGTTTGACCTTCTTTTGTAAAGAAAGCATTCATTACTTGTTCATCATTCCACGAGTCAACATAATCATTATCTTCACGACACAGTTTCATTGCATCTTCAGTATTCATAACACGATGAGAAACAATGGTCTCACCTATATCTAGTTGAGAAAATTCTTTGGCTGTATGCATAGTTACATCATCAAGCGCATACTCAGGATTAGTAGCTGGTGCTTGAACCATATATCGCAAACGATATTGTTGAACACACTCAACCATTACCCAAACTTTATCGGATTTAGTCAAACTCCAACTTCCATCACCACGATCTGTCCATATGACATCATCACCAGCTTTAAAACCAGAACCCTCAAGGATTTCATCGTTCAATTCAATGAACAATTCACCATCTTCATTTTCTTGTACTTCAATTGTCCACTTATTCATAGTTAATCTCCAACCAGTTAGTTTCTTCATCAAGAATTTCAATAGTAACACCTTTCTCTCTAGCCATGAGAATCATGTTAGAAAGAACTCCACCGCCATAGCCATTAGTACCATAGTGAGACTTATGACAATTATACGTCGAACCACTGCTGCCGTCAAACATTATGCAAAGACCTACTTCGTATGCTCTTGTAATACCTGAGTTTAGTTTCCAAGAATCTGAACCAAGATAACCACCATACCAACAAGCAAAAACTTTATG